GCAAGGGTAGAAAAGAAAGACAGGGATGTTATTGTTATGATTAATCCAGATGACATAGAAGGTTCACCATTACAAAGCAAGAAGTTGCCCTTGCAGGTAGGTGAGGTAGAAAGCTTTAGAGATGATTTTGTAGGAGACGCTGTAATTGTGATAGCGGATGAAGAGAAGAATAAATGTCTAGGGGATGAGGCAGTAAAGGACTTTTTAAAACAGAAACCCGATTCTGAAGAAATTGGTAAAAAGGTTCATATTTTTGTATCTGACTTGTTGCAGTTGAACGGCAAGGATATAAGTAAATGGACACTGGAAAAAAGAAAAAAGATGATGGATAATTTTGGTAATCGCGAGCATGTCCATTTTATTAGGTCAATTGCGGATACTGAGAAAAACTCGTTATCTTACATTGTTGATGTCAGCAATAAAGAGGAAATTAAAAAAGTATTTGAAAGCATTATGGAGGTTAGCGAAGAAGGGAAATTTTATCCTAAAAATATTGCGAAAAGCGTAGTAGTTAAATGTTTAGACTGTCCTTATTTAGCAAAAAGGATTGTTATAAGCAAGCCAGAGACGACAGCCAATTATCACAGGATTCCAGTCACTGACTGTAAGATTACTGCCACTATTAATATATCAGAAGCAAAGGGAATCAAGGCTTTGTATTGTGGAGATTCTAAAAAAATTGCCACATATTTGTTTGCAATTGATAAGTGGACGATGGCAGAAGCCAAAGCATGGGTTAAGGATAGTTTGAAAAAGGCGCAACATAAACGTACTGAGTGTATGGAGTGTAGCAAAACCCCTGCTTATGAGTGTCTATGGGCAGAAGGGATAGGACATGCTTGGTTCTGTAAAGAACACTTTAAAGAATGGTCTACTAAAGGTGACGGCAAAGGGGAAATCGATTATGTTAAGGAAGTCCAAAATGGCGAGGCAGCTAAAAAGTTTGGGGAGAATACAAATCCTAATATAGTCAAAGAGGTGCTTAAACAGGATGATACTTTTGATTGCAAATGCACAGAGTGTGATAAGGAAATAAAATCAGCCGTAGATTGTGCAGAGGTAAATTGTCCAGAATGCGGAAGCGAAATGAAGACTAAAGGAGCACCAAGTCCTGAGAAAACAGAAAAAGCCAATGTAAGATTTGACTTTAAAAAAGTTGGCAAAGAACCTGAGTTCATAGTGGGTGGTATAGTTTACCCTTCAAATAAAGTTGACTCTCAGGGTCATTTTGCAAGACAAGGTGCCGTTTGGGAAGCATTAAAAGGTTTTATGAGAAATAAAGGTAGTATTAAAGTCATGCATAAAGGAAAGGCTCGAAACATACCGATTATAGAAAGTTATTTTGTTGAAGAAGACCATCACAAGGGTGGCAGAGGTGAACAACATGTAATTAAAAAAGGAGATTTTTGGCTTTCGGTATATCTGGGTGATAATGAAAACTTGGATGTTTGGGAAGATGTAAAAAGTGGAAAACTTACGGGCTGGAGTATGGCGGGAAAAGCAAGTCAGGGAGATGCTTATATCTATTGAATGATATTTGATTTTTAGTGGGATTTACTATATAATTAGTAAGAAGAAAACGATAAAATTTAGAAGGAGATAAGATGCTAATTGGTAGGAAATTCCCTAAAGAAAAATATCCAAATTTTGGATTTAGAAATAAATCATTCTCTGAAGAACACAAGAAGAATATAAGTGAAGCTTTGAAAGGTAGGAAATGCACCAAAGAACATAGGAAAAATGTGAGTATTGCAAAAATGAACACAAAATTTCCGAAAGAATTGTTTCCGAACTTCGGGAATAGAAATAAGCCGTTTACTGAAAAACATATAAAAAATATGAGTGAAAGTCAAAAGGGCAAAAAAGTAAGTGAATTGACTAGACAGAACATGAGTAAAGCGAGCAAAGGAAAGAAAAAATCTGAAGAGCATAAAAAAAATATGAGAAAGACTGCAAATTCTCCAGAAGTGCAAGCAAAAATACGAGCAACAAAGATAAAAAATGGGACTACCCCTAAGGATATATGGAAAACTTTAGAATATCAAAAAGCTTATCAAAAAGGAGTTCATGCAAAGCCGAACAATCTAGAGCAGTTTTTTGACAAACTGACCCCAAAATATGTTAGGTATGTGGGCGATTTTAAATTTCCTATACAAACAAAAAAAGGAATTCGTTTCCCAGATTTTATAGTCGAAGGTCAAGATAAGGCGATTGAGCTTTTTGGCGATTATTATCATAAGGAAGAGAATCCGAGAGATAAAATTAAAGAATATTCTAATGTTAGCTGGAAATGTTTAATATTTTGGGAAAACGAAGTCTATAATGAAACCAGAAAGGTATTAAAAGAAACTTTAGAATTTATAAGGAGTTAAATGAATTATCCAGATGATTATATCAATAAAATAATATGTGGGGATTATTTTGAAAATAAGAGTATTAAATTTATATGCAGGAATAGGTGGCAATAGAAAGCTTTGGAAAGATGTTGATGTCACAGCAATAGAAAACAATGCAGAAATAGCAAAAATATATCAAGATTTTTTTCCTAAAGATAAAGTCATTATAACAGATGCACATCCATATCTTCTAGAACATTTTAAGGAATATGGTTTTATCTGGAGCAGTCCGCCTTGCCAATCTCATTCTGTTTGTAATCATTTTTTAAAAGGGCAAGGGATTTTTCGATATCCAGATATGAAATTATATGAAGAAATTATATTCTTAAAGCATTTTTTTAAGGGCAAGTGGGTAGTAGAAAATGTTAAACCTTATTATGAACCATTAATAAAACCACAAAAAATAGGAAGGCATTGTTTTTGGAGTAATTTTCCAATACCAAATATAGAAATAGATTATCAAATAGGAACTATGAATAGGCAGGCATCAAAAGAAAAGCAAAGAAAGGCAATAATAAGAGAAGCTCAAATACCTGAATTAACAAATTTACATGAAATAAATTTAATGAATGTTAAACTTAAAAACAAAAGACAAATTTTGAGAAATTGTGTTCTGCCAAAATTAGGACTACATATATTTAATTGTGCTTTTAAATATAGTGAAATAGCCAAAAAACAAATCAATAATATTTTAGAATTGCCATTTTAAATAAAGTGAATATGAATATTTTTAGTAAATACCAGCGAGATGCCTATATTTACTAGAAATCCCATTTAAGCCTATGTACAAGCCTGTAACAAGGTGTATTTTTTTTAGGTATATTTATAAGCGAGGGCACATTCCCTATAGATAAGGGGTTACAGCGTGTTGTGATTTTGGCAATTTTAGGGTAATTCTGTCTAAATCCAACATGAATCTTGAAAGTCCTGACAAAGGAGTTGATGCCAGATGTGGAAGACAAGTTCAGGACAAATTTATGAAATTGAGTTTAAAAATGTTTTGAAAGAAAATGATTTGAAAGACAATTTTTATCTTTTTGAATACGATGATTTAGACAAAGAGGATTTGGAAAGATTCTGCAAATCTGTGACATAAAAATAATTCAAAAAAGTTTTGAAAAATATTTGATTTCTGAAAAGAAATAATATAAAATATAAAGTATAAAAAAATAGGTAACAAATTTCGAAAGTTACAATGTGTCAGAATTCCTTTATAGGAAGTTCTATAAGGACAATTGTAAGCCGAAGAGATTAAAAATCTTAGGTTTGCAATTGTCCTTTTTTTATTGTTTAGGCGTTGCAATCGGAGTGGAGATGATAAACAATGAAAGCAAAAGAATTACAAGATATAGATGTCGAGGAAATCAGCCTTGTTGATTTGCCAGCCATTAGAACTAAATTTGTAATTATAAAAGATGGGAAATCGTTTGGCAAAAAACAAGACGATTTTCAGAACAGCAAAAAAGAAAAAGAGGTGAAAAAAATGGACGAATTAGTCAAAATTTTAAAGAAGATAACTGGCGCAGAATTGTCAGAGAAGCAGACTGAGGCGTTGAAAGCCCTTTCTGATGACGAGAGAAAAGAACTTAGCAAATCTTTAGGGGTCATCGAAGAGTATAAAGAAGAATTGCCAAAAGAATTAAACGAAACCCTTTCCGAGCTAACCAAGTTTGCAGTTAGAGAGCAAGAGGTTCCTAAAATCACTAAAGAGCAGAAAGATGAAATCATAAAGGAGTTTGATAAATCTGGAAAGAAATTATCAAAAGATACTCTTGATGTCATAACAAGTGTTGTTAAGAAATTAGGGAGCATAGTAGAAGTTGTAGACGCTTTAACCAATCTCCTTCCTGAAGGGACTGTGAAAAAGGTCAAGAAGACAGAAAAGGAAGAAGAGGAAGAGGACAAGTTTGAGAAATTTGAAAAAGAATATGGCGAAAAGGTTGAGAAAGTTTTAGGAGATGCCAAGACTGCTATGGACAAAAAGCTGGCCGAAAAAGACGCGGAGATAGAAAAGCTCGAAAAAAGGCTTAAAACTGTAGAGGAGACTAAGGGTGTGAAAAAGGGCCTTGAAGAAGAAGAAGAGGAAGAAGAAGATAAAGATAAAATAAAAAAAGAAAAAGTATTATGGCCTAGTTTTTTATCATCAGATGAAGAATAATAATGCTTTATATATAAAACAGAAAAGCGAGGTGAATACAAAATGATAAAGAATAAGAACTTGTTAAACAAGAAAGAGTTTTT